CTAAGCGTACCAAGACTGATCGTTTGCTCGATTTCCTGATGTCGGGCAACGATATTACTGAAGGCCAGGCACGTAGCCGCTTCGGTATTCAAAACCTGAGCGCGACTGCTTCCGCGCTCCGTTTCAAGGGCTATGCGGTATATGCTAACCGCAAGACCCTTGGTAATAACCGCGAGGTGACTATGTATCGCCTCGGTGCTCCTCGCCGCGAGGTTATCGCGGCTGGTTATCGGGCCCTCGCTTCGGCTTGATAACCATATTGGTCTCTCCTTTGTGGTAAACTAGGGCTGGGGTGCAAACCCCAGCTCCTTTTTGCGTATTTGTTAGCTACATACTATCATATTAGTAATGGAGGTTACTATGGCCATTGAAATTAACGTATCAATCGAAGAACTTCGCAAAAATAAAATCTTTGTAGCCACACCAATGTATGGTGGAACCTGCACTGGTCAATTTGCTAAAGCTACTGCTGATCTAGCCAAACTAGGTGCAGAATATGGTATGGAGATTGAATTTTTCTATCTCTTTAACGAAAGCCTTATTCCGCGCGCCAGAAACTATTTGGTTGATGATTTCTTACGCAGCAGCTATACTCATTTCATGTTCATTGATGCTGATATCGGATTCAACCCTAATGATGTGATTGCTCTATCGGTTATCTCTAATGAACCTGGCAAAGATATTGTTTGCGCTCCATATCCAAAGAAGTGCATTTCTTGGGAGAAGATCAAGCGGGCCGTTGATAAGGGATTTGCTGATAAGGATCCAAATCAGTTAGAATTGTATGTTGGTGACTATGTGTTTAATCCGACACAAGCGGCTACAACAATTCGTCTTGATGAGCCTGTTGAAGTGCTTGAGGGTGGCACGGGATTCATGATGATTCCTCGCAATACTTTTGTGAGATATCAAGCAGCCTATCCTGAATTATCATATCGACCTGATCATGTTCGCACAGAACACTTTGATGGTAGCCGTGAGATCACAGCTTTCTTTGATACAGTTATTGATCCTGCGACTAAGCGATATCTGTCAGAAGATTATATGTTCTGTCAATATGCTCAAAGGGCTGGGTTGAAAACTTGGTTGTGCCCGTGGATGAGTACCAATCATACTGGTACATACACATTTGCTGGTAGCTTGATTGATCTAGCACAGATCGGTGCTGCTGCGACAGCGGATGTTGAAGCTCTTGGTAAGGCTAAGAAGCTTGCTAATGCACAACGCGGTTGACATCTTTTGTGATATCTGATATAATATACACAATGCAACAATATGGAGGCATAAGTGAATCTTTCAAGTGAGACAATCGAGGTCCTGAAGAATTTCTCGACCATCAATCCAACTATGCTTATTCGGCCTGGTAATGTTATCAAGGCTATCGGTGCTAAAAAGACAATCCTTGCATCTGCTAAGGTGAAGGAAACGTTCCCAACGGAATTTGCGATTAGTGATCTAACCAAATTCATCATGGTTGTGACATCTTACAGCAATCCAACTTTGTCATTTGATGATAAGCATGTTGTCATTTCTGATAAGCTGGCTAAGACTCGTTTTCTTTATGGTGGGTCATCTAGCGTTACACATCCACCAGCCAAGGATGTAACACTACCGAGTGTTGATGCTTCATTCACAATTTCAAATGAGGCTCTAACCAAGGTTCTTCGACTGACGAGTGGCTTGGGTCTTCCAAACATTGTGCTTTATGGTCGAGATGGTAAGTCATTCTTTGCTGGCACAGATGTTCTGCAAGATATCTGCGATGATACTGAATATGAAGTTGGTATCTCTGATTCTGATTACAAGGCCGTATTTGAACTTGAAAATATGAAGATGCTACCTCGCGACTATACTGTGCAGGTGACATCTGGTATGGCTCATTTCAAGTCAACGACTGATGATGTCGAATACTGGATCGCTTGTTCGACTCCAAAGAAGTGACGGATAATATAGGGGCAGGCACCGCGGCTTTGGTGCGAATGCTTCATAGGGTCGTACATGTCTCTAGACATAGAGGCACCGACCTAGAGGTGCTTGGGGGAATATTGGCGGTAGCTGTAAAAGGTTATCGCCAAGCCCTAGGGCATGAACAAGCAGCCATGCTTTTCTATGGCGTGGCTGATGACCTTGCTGTGAACAATATACAAGATGATGAAGGTGAACAAGATGGAGACCAATCAGGATGAGTTCCTTTGGGTTGAGAAGTATAGACCTCAGAGGATAGCTGACTGCATATTGCCTGAGTCGATCAAGTCGACTTTTCAAAAGTTTGTGGATGATAAGAGCATTCCAAACCTACTACTCACAGGCAGTGCAGGCGTAGGTAAGACTACTGTCGCTAAGGCGATGCTGCAAGAGATTGGCGCTGATTATATCATAATCAATGGCTCTCTTGATGGCACTATGGATGTATTACGGAATAAGATTGTTGGCTATGCTTCCACTGTATCTCTTTGGGGTGGTCGCAAATATGTTATTCTAGATGAGGCCGATTATCTGACGCATCATGTGCAACCTGCTCTCCGTAATTTCATGGAGCAATATTCACATAATTGCGGTTTTATTCTAACTTGTAATTTCAAGAATAAGATCATCGAGCCATTGCATTCGCGCTGCTCGACCATCGAGTTCCAGATTACAGGTAAGGATAAGGTTGATATCGCGCTTCAATTCATGCGCCGTACTTGTGAAATTCTCACAACCGAGAATGTCGAATTTGATAAGAAGGTTGTGGCCGAGCTTATTAATAAGCATTTTCCTGATTGGCGTCGAGTGCTTAATGAATTGCAGCGTCATAGTTCGACAGGTGCAATAGATGCAAGCATTCTTGGTTCCATGGTTAATATGGATCTCAAGAACTTGATAAAGCTACTCAAGGAAAAAGATTTTACCGGTATGCGGAAATGGGTTGGTCATAATTCGACGATCGACCAAAATGCATTGTATCGTCAGCTATATGATGGTGCTTATGATTTCATGAAGCCATCAAGCATTCCTAATCTTGTGCTTATTCTAGCTGATTATCAATACAAGGCTGGGTTTGTGGTTAATCCTGAAATCAATCTTGCAGCCTGTTTGACGCAGATTATGATGGATTGTGAATGGCAATGAGCAGAGAATTAGAAAATGTATTTGATTTTGTCAATGCGATAAGTGATAAAAAGCATGACTTCTTCAGAGATGGTGTTAATTCTCTGAAAGCGGAGCGTACCTATGAACCGTTTATGGTCAACAAATCGCTTTCTTTTCATATCGATACTATCCTCTATGCAAATGAGATGAACCAGAGGTCCCACCTATCAAGTCTGTTACAACATGACTATCTCATAAATACCATAAGGTCTCGGAAGCGTATGGGTCAGAAATGGCCTAAACCTTTTGAGGACAAAGACATAGACGCCGTTATGGAATACTATGCGTGTAATTACAACCGGGCCAAGGAGTATCTGACTGTCCTGACTAAGGATCAGCTCTCCGAAATCCATGATAGGACATTTAAAGGTGGGGCTGATGGCAATAGACATAGAAGAAATGGTAGAGGTTCGGCTAAAGAATCCTGAGGACTTTTTAAAAGTTCGCGAGACTCTAACTCGTATTGGTGTAGCCTCTAGAAAAGATCAGACGTTGTATCAGTCTTGTCACATTCTACATAAGCAGCGTCGCTATTTCATCGTGCATTTCAAGGAGCTATTTGCTCTAGATGGTAAGCCGACAAACTTTGATGATGACGATCTCAAACGCAGAAACACTATTGTTAATCTGCTAGCGGAATGGGGTCTCATCGAACTTGTGGATCCAGATGCGACCACGGATAATATCGCACCGATTTCACAAATCAAAGTGCTTTCGCATAAAGAAAAAGACGATTGGATTCTTCAAGCTAAGTATAGCATCGGTAAAAAGAGGACACCCTAATGGCACAACCAGTTGTCGAGGCTCTTAAGGTAGCTCTCGCAGATACCTTCACGTTCTATCTCAAGGCTCACTATTTTCATTGGAACGTGCAGGGTCCTGACTTCAAACAATACCACGATCTATTTGGTGGTATCTGGGAAGAGGTATTTGGTGCGGTTGATCCTCTAGCTGAGTTTATTCGTACTATGGGATCATATGCACCAGGCACACTTGGTCGTTTCAAGGAGCTTACAACTTTAGTCGAACTTGAAACAGTGCCTGAAGCGCGCGAAATGGTACTTGCGCTAGCTGTAGATAATGCTAAAGTTCTACAGTCAATTAGAACTGCATTCACCGAATCCGAAAATGCTGGTGCTCATGCAGTTGCTAATTTCTTACAAGATCGTCTAGCCGCGCACGAGAAGCACGGCTGGTTCCTTCACTCAACCCTGGGAAACAATGTGAATGACTAATTTCAATATGGTTGCTGATTTCATGCGTGCAGCCGAACAAGATGTTAATACAACGCCAGTATGGCCTGAGGATAATGTTAGACTTCTTCGGTATAAATTAATCGATGAGGAGCTTACAGAACTTCATGAAGCGATGGTCAATGAAGATATTGTTGAAATCGCTGATGCACTCACAGACCTGCTTTATGTTGTATATGGCGCAGGTCATGCATATGGTATTGATCTAGATCGATGCTTTGCTGAAGTTCATCGCTCAAATATGAGCAAATTTGTGGATGGCAAGCGCATTAAGAATGCGGAAGGTAAGGTGATGAAGCCTGCCACTTATAGTCCACCCGATCTATCATTTTTACTTCCGGAAATGACAGACTTGCCGTTGACAGAAGAATAGTTATATGATAAATATAGACAGCATTGCCCATAAGGGGATGCTGTCTATATCAACCCTCGCTTAACCAAGGAGGAACCAATATGGTTTTATTTCCCGATCTGTCCAAGCTGGACACATTTTCAGTCGGCTTCAATGAAGTCTCAAAGCGTCTGCTAGAAGCCCACGATCATCTATCAAAAGCAGTGCCAGGCTGGCCTCCCTACAATATCATCAAGGTCGATGAAAACAAGTATGTCATTGAGCTAGCTGTTGCTGGCTTTGGTAAGTCCGACCTTGAGATTGAAATTCAGGACGGTCGTCTGCTTATTCGTGGCTCCACAAAAAGCGATGAGAAGTCAAATTTCCTGCATAAGGGAATTGCTGATCGCGCTTTCCGTCGCGAGTTCCATCTTGCTGACACAGTGGAAGTCAAGAATGCCGAGATGGTAAACGGCCTGCTGAAGGTATGGCTGGAAAATATCATTCCAGAACATAAGAAGCCTCGCAAGGTTGATATCGAAGAAGCCGGCGATACACCTAGTAAGAAGTCAACAAAGCAACAACTCAACGGATGAACCGTTGAGAGTTGTTAAGGGGAGAGGCAACCGCCTCTCCCCTGTTTTCATTTGGAGAAAGACATGTTTAATCGAATAATTACAAAGATACGCACGCTATATACAGAATGGTGTACGAGTCAAGAAGTTGCATTTGCATTAGCCGATCATCGGATTGCACAAGAGCATCGGATCTTGCTTCAAGCCAGACTGGATGAACTTAATTCAAATAATCGTTAGGAGGTCCTAATGCTTTCAGCAGAAATTCTGCATAGATGTTTCCCCAAGGCCAATAAGGATAATCTCAATAAGTATGCTGATGCGCTTGTGGCAGCTTGCGAAGAATTTGAGATTAATACACCTAAGCGAGTCGCAGGGTTTCTGTCTCAGGTCGCACATGAATCCGCTCAGTTTAGCGCGATTAAGGAAAATCTGAACTATAAGTCTCAGGCTCTTACGGCTCTATTTGGTTCTCGCATTACGGCCGCGCAAGCTGCTGATGTTGGTCGTGATGACACGACAAAGAAGCCTGCAAATCAAGAAGGTATTGCTAATATCATCTATGGTGGTGCATGGGGTTCTAAGAACCTAGGCAATGTAAATGAAGGTGATGGCTGGAAGTTCCGCGGCCGCGGCCTTATTCAGCTAACAGGTCGTAGCAATTATACGAATTGCGGAAAGGGTCTTAATAAGGATCTGTCTGAAGATCCTTCATATCTGGAGACACCAGAAGGCGCCGCCCGCTCGGCTGCGTGGTTCTGGAAATCTCGTGGTCTAAATGAAGTTGCTGATACTGGTGATGTTCGTAAGATGACAAAGTTGGTCAACGGTGGTGACCTTGGTCTTGCTGACCGCGAACATCACTATCATGAAATTCTCGGTGTTCTTGGCGCTGAGTAATGATTTCTGATAATCCGATCATCGGCATGAAGCTGGTGAGCGGTGAGGAGATTATAACCCACGCACGTTTCAATAAAATTGAGCGTGCGTGGCATCTCCAGTTTCCTGGTATGCTAGTGCCTATGACAAGTTCATCAGGCAAGCCGTCTATAGGTGTCGGTGACTATCTACCTTTTACAGAAACAAAAGAAATAACAATACGTGAAGACTGCGTAATGTTTACATATATACCTGATAATGAAATGATCACAGGATATAAAAGCAATTTTGATTCTGAAGATTTACCAGACAAAGCTAACGTTTTACCCTTTACACGCAAGTAAAAACCCTGTATAATAGGGCCTATGACAAAGTTTTATACATTTGCTTTCCAAATCGGTAACACGATTCACGTCCGCGGCTATGAGAACGGAATCCGTTTCTCTGAGAAGGTTAAATACCGGCCGACCCTCTTTATACCATCAAAGCGAAAAGGCCTGACCCCAAAGTCAGGCTGGAAAAGTATTTGGGGTACAGAGGTCGAGCCATGCCAATTTGGCGATATCCGCGAGGCCAAAGATTTCATTGAGCAATATAGCGATGTATCCAATTTCGATATCTTTGGCTTGCCTCGCTTTCAATATGCATATCTCAATGAAGAATATCCATATGAAATCCAATATGATCGTGACTTAATCGAGATTGCCAATCTTGATATCGAGGTTGGTTCTGATAATGGATTCCCAACACCAGAAGCTGCGGCCGAGCCAATCACGGCTATCACTCTCAAGCGCGGTAAGAAATTTATCGTCATGGGTTGTGGCGACTATCGCCCATCGCGCCATGATGTCAAGTATATGAAATGCCGTGATGAACGTGATCTATTGGAAACCTTTCTAATGGAATGGGAGCGCGGCCATCATCCTGAGATTGTCACTGGTTGGAATGTCACCTTCTTTGATATTCCATATCTGGTGAATCGTATTACTAAGGTATTAGATGCAAAGGCTGCAAAGCGACTATCTCCTTGGGGATTCATCTCGCAGCGCACTACAAACATCATGGGTAAGACGCAGACGGCCGTTGATATGGCTGGCGTGTCCACTCTTGATTACCTTGAAATGTATAAGAAGTTTACATATTCACAACAAGAATCATATCGCCTAGATCATATTGCTAATGTTGAGCTAGGTGAGAAGAAGCTTGACTATTCTGAATATGGTTCATTGCACAATTTGTATAAAGAAAACTATCAGAAGTTTATCGACTATAATATCAAAGACGTTGAACTTGTTGATCGCCTCGATGAGAAAATGAAGCTTATCGACATGGTTCTTGCTCTGGCCTATGATGCTAAGGTGAATTACACTGACGTATTCACTCAGGTTAAGATGTGGGATGTTCTAATCCACAATCATCTGTGGAAGAAGAAGGTCTGCGTGCCTATCACTGGTGGTGGCAGCAAGGATGAAGCTTATGTTGGTGCATATGTCAAAGAACCGCTTGTCGGCGCGCATCAATGGGTATTGTCATTCGATTTGGATTCACTGTATCCGCATCTGATCATGCAATATAATATCTCACCCGAGACACTTGATCGTGTAAATCGTGTGGATATTACTGTTGATAATCTACTCGATCCAAATTATCTGCCGCCGCTGCGTGAGGGTTATAGCCTTGCTGCAAACGGTCGATACTTCAGCAATCAGTCTCAGGGCTTTCTGCCTGAGATGATGGAACGCATGTATGAGAGTCGGTCTGAATATAAGCGCAAGATGATCGAGGCTCAAAAGGCTGTTGAATCTGCAAAGACTCCGCAAGAAAAGCGCGACCATGAAAAGTCTGTATCTCGATACAAGAATATGCAGCTTGCAAAAAAGGTTCAGCTAAACTCAGCTTACGGTGCAATCGGTAATCCATATTTCCGCTTCTATGATCTTAATCAGGCCACAGCTATCACAGTCGGTGGACAGCTTTCTATTCGCTGGGCTGAAGTTAAGATTAATGAATATATCAATAAGCTTCTTGGTACAGAAGATGTTGATTATGTTATCGCAGTTGATACCGATAGCTTGTATATCACTCTTGATGGTCTGGTGACTAAGGTATTTAAAGACAAAACTCCTACAACCGAACAGATTGTCACCTATCTTGACAAGATCGCTTCACAGGCATTCAAGCCAGTCATTGACAAGATATATGCAGGCCTGCATGAGCATATGAAGGCCTTCGCA